CCCACTCATAACCGAGTGGGTTTTTTTATCCAAAAGTTGAAGTAGCCACCGCATTTCTATCCAAACTCTGTTGACTGCTTACTTGGTTTCCTACCACATAAGTTTGTACGGGTCTGTTTTGTTGCCCTGCTATTGTCGATGTTAATTGGTTAGTGGAGCTTTGACCTACTAGATTAAATTGAGGCGGTGCAGGAGCAGAACCGCCACCGCCACCAGCACCGCCACCAGCACCGCCACCAGCACTGCCGCCTGAAAGTAATTTTTTAGCTCGCATTATATTGCTTAAAATAGTAGCCGAACCACTAGCATAAAAAGCTATTTTTGTGGCTAAATAAACTGCTGGTGCTGCTGGGCCAGCAGTTGACGCTGCACCTGCTGCTGATGCTTCCGTTCCTGCCATCATTTTTGAAAATGCGAGTGCGCTGTCTACGCCAATTTGAACTAAAGCTAAAGCCTTTGATGCTGCTTGACCCGCTTTTGATTTAGCTAACCCACTATCTTGAATAGATGATAATAAGTCTTGACCACTTTGAGCAATTAACGAAATAGCTTCGCTTGTTTGTTCAAAACTTGTTTTTTTATCCGCATCGGCTTTATCATCAATAGCTTTTACATCGGCTTGGTATTTTTCTTTTAACGCTTTCTGGAGTTCTAAATTATCGCTTGCTAAAATTAATTCCGCATCAAGTTTTTGAGCTAGAACTAATTTATCATATTCACTCCTTATTAGTGTTAATTCTTGAAGTTTTAAAAATTGTGCATCTTCTGTTTCAATTCTTTTATCTGTTGCTTCTTTAACTTTTACCGCTGTTGCTTCTGCTGTTTTTTTATCTAAATCTGCTTGGAGTTGAATATATTTTTCGTTAAATCCAGCTAGTAACTTTTGCTTTTCATTTTCTGTTTTTGCTATTTGATTTATACTTTCTAAATCTGTAGACTTTTGCAAGTCCAATTTTTCTTGTTCCGTTTTTGCCTTTAAATTTTGGTTTTGTTTTAAAAAACTTTCCGTTAAATCTTCAACTGATTTTAACCTTGCTTTTTCCGTAGCCAATAATTCCTCCGCTCTTTTAATTGCTTCTGCATTTAATTTTTCACCATGCTTTTTATTATCTTCTAATATTTTAGTATTAGCATCGGTTTGCTCTTGTCTTTCTGCTACTCGGTTATCAATTGCTAATTTTCTTCTGCTTAATACAGCGGCTTCTGCTACTTTATTCGCTTCTTGCAACAACTTTAATGATTCTTTTGCGGTTTCTTTTTCCGCTTCTGTTGCACCTTTTAAACCCGCTACTCTATTAGCTTCTATAAAAATAGCTTTTAAAGTTTCAGCATTAGCAATTTTTTGTTTCACTTCTTGGTTTGCCAATTCTTCGGAAAGTTTGCGTATTTCTTTTGAACTTGCCCCGCTTGCCTTAGCCATTTTTAATTGGCTATCTCTTCCCAAATCCGCTTGCTCTGTTGCTTTGGCTTGTGCTTTGACTTGTGTATTTAATTCAGTAGTTAATGCCTTGTTTGCTTTTGCGCTATTGTTTGCCGCATCCGAACTGTCCATAAACATTTTTACAAGCGCATAACCTGCAGCAATCAAAGCAACCACAACCGCTACAATTGCACCAATTGGATTAGCCGCCATTGCCATATTCCATAACCATTGCGCTGCTGTGGATATTTTTTGAACAACTGAAAACGATTTAACAACCGCCCCTAATTGTTTAAAACTGTCCACGCTTTCACCTAATGCTTGCGCACCACTAGCCAAAGCCATAGCAGATTGCACCTTTAAAATAGCATCTTGCGTGCCTTTGCTTTCAACTCCTAAAGTTCCCATTAAACCTGTAACAACTGAAAAACCACCAGCAACACCAACTAACGAACCGCTTAACGCTTTGAATTTAGCATCTGGATTAAAGGCATCAGTTAAATTTTTTGCATCTCCAATTGTATCTTTTAAAATAGCCGCCTTTTTAGCCGCTTCAACCGCTTCTTTTGATGTTGCTCCAAACTTCTCTGATAGCGTAGCAACTTCTTGTTGTGCCTCTCGCATTTGTGTACGCAAAGACTTGGCGGATTCTTCAACTTTTTGAAAATTGTTTTTAAAATTCTCAAGTCCACCGTTGGCTTTTATCGTATCAACATCAATTTCAATTACTTTCTTAATAGCCATCTTATGTATTGTTTAAGCGTTTCTTTAAATGTTCTCGGGACTCTATAAGCACCTTTTGCAAACTCTATATTTTCACTAGAATTATAGAAGTTTAGGCAGTTTAGTAATTCAACTATATTTTGTATCATTGCGTTTGTGTTATTGTTACCGTAAAATTATCAACTCCAATTGTTACTAATAAATCCATACTTCTAGCTATATTCGGATTGCTTATTGCTGCTGTATATTTGTCAACTTTTATTAATAAATAACCGCTACTTGCTGAAACTTCATTATCTAAAGTTAACCAACTAATGCCATCGCCTGTATTTACTTTTACAACCCCGTATGGACTACTAGCATTTATTTTAAGGTCAAAATTTTGAGCGGATGAGCTTACTTCTAAATTTGTATATTCAACACCGTTTGCAATAGCGGATATTTGAGCAATGTATAAGTAATTCATATCCGCACTCAGCAATTCAGTATCAACCGAGTAGTCTATTGTATCAACTGTTAACGGTATATTGTCATTAATACTTGTGAAAGGTGGACCAATATAGTTCAACAACTCTAGGTTAACCTCTCCAGTTGTCAAATTTGTACGCATCGTGTTGATTATATACGCCTTATCACTAATTACTAACCTATCATTTAACTTTAACTTTATTATTTTAGCTATTGGAAGTTGTGCTTTGTACATCGAAACCCTTCTTTTTGTTGAATAAAGGTCTGATATATAGTCTTGCCAGTAGTTTGAATATAGGTTTTTGTGAATTTCTGAATATAAAAATGTACTTATGTCTGATGAAAAATTAACAGACTGCGAAACTTGGTTAGTTATTACATCATTTTCGGTTGCAGTCTGCCAAGTGTAAGACAAAACCGCTCCTGGCACACTTGGAATGTCAATTCTAATTAAATTATCTTCATAAAATTGGTAACCATTACGATAAAATATATAAGGTTTGCCGATATAAGGCGCAAGTGTTTTATCAATCGACTTTCCTACTTGTACATTTGTTAAATCGTCATTGCTTCTATTTTGCAACCGCTCAAAAGTTAAATTTTCAAACTGCGTTTCAATTTTTAATTCCGTGCCTTCAATTATATAAGTCGCCTGTAAATCGCCATAGCCAATCTCGCCACCGTTATTTTCTCTAAACTGCTCATTTAATATTTGCCCCGATTTTTGATGTTTGAAATCTATTCTTTTAAATAATTTCGGTCGCTTAATAGTTAAACTTTTGCTGTTTACAAATTCAGTAACATCAATCAAATTTCCTTGCGCATACCAATCATCCAAAGGTAAAAGATAAAAAGAGTTTGACCCTTTAGGAGTTAACACTAAATTAAACATTTTGATAAGCGAAGTAATGAAATCCTTAACTTTCATTTTTGGCATATTAGCCGCCACAAATAAAGAACCCGCAATCGTTTGTACTGATTGTGTAACAGTTCTACTTAAAAAACCAGTTCCAATAACGTATCTAGTAACTTTTAAAACTGGCGTGAATGTAAAGGTAGAATTGCTTAATATTTTAAAATAATAAGTTTGATTATTTTGAGTAGTATCAAACCTTAGCCAATTGGTTCCTCTCACAACATTCCGTGATGCTACTAAATTGTTGGAACTATCAAACATTTGCACGGAATAATCTACTAAAGTAAATCCAACCGATGGAGTAATTTTTAAAATAATATAATTAATTGCGTTTAAATCAAAAAGCACTACAGTATTTGTATTTACATTTAAATCAACTCCAATCTCTGCAAAATTACCAGCGTTTGTTAAATTTATGACTGAGCCAGCAGTTGGTGGCGGAGGTGATAAGTCCTCCGCTCGATTGTGCAACCACATAAACAAATTGCCAAAAGCCGCACGCCCTAAAAAATCCCTATCAAAAGAAATCCCATACTTAACCTCAATAGCTTCAATTATTCTAATCAAGCGCAAAGCAGGTTTTAAATCAGTATATTTGATTTTACCTAAAACATTTGTAATATCATCGATTGCATTTGCGCCTCCTATTTGAAAATTACGAACCGAACTAATTAACGGATAGTAAACATCGCCATTAGCTATTGAATTATCATAAGTCGCTTGGAGTACATTGGAATTATAAGGGTGGTTATAAGCCGTAAAATTTAAAATTGTTAGTTCATCTTCGCCAAATTTATCTGAAAGATTAACAACCTTTGAAAAGAAGCGAATAGTATAACTACTCGGTTGCATATCTTTTAACTTAACATCTTCCAATTGTACCGAGCCAAAACGAAACGGCAAACTGCCTATTTCAATTGTAGCATCAACTTTTATATTAGGGTTAAAATCGCCATCAACATCCGAGTTATAATAGTGTTGGAAAATACCGTTATTAATATCCGATGCCGGAACGGTAAACGACTGCGAAAAGTCGCTAAAGGTTTTTGAAATATCAGAAATATTCTGAACACTAGAGTTTAGTTCAAAGTTTTCATCCTTAAATAAATCTACTTTTACGCCTTGTATATATAAATTAGTACCTATCATTATTGTACTTGATTTATTATATCAAAAGAATTTTTAAAGTTTAACGTGTACTGAATTAGTTTGTCATTTAATTCGGTTTTGTAAGCTACTGACTTGCTTTCTAAATTAACAGGGTAAATAATTCCGTCAATTATAAACCATTTCTTTTCGCTCAATAACATTTGCTTTACCACTTCATTTTCGTACTCGTTTAAATAATCAGTATTGCAAACTATCGCTGTTCTACCGTTTAAATTGAAGTTTGTAAACTGGTGCTTTGTGGTATCGTAAACCCCGAACTCTGATGTTAAACCTCTGTACTCTTCGCTGTCAACTTCATCTGTATATTTTCTTGCCTTAGTTAAAAAAAATGATTGTGGAAATCCGTATTTATTTATAAAAACACAATTGATAATATCATACTTGCACTCGTCTAAAACATCATACGTTATTGTTCTTGTTTCATCCTCATACACAAAGGCAAATACAGCCGTGTCTGGTACATCGTAATCGTTTACATTTATGCTTTTAACGTATTGAGTGTTTAAATCTAAATCAGCAGTAATAACAACCTCCACCCCGTTAACCGTTAACGATGTTAGTTTATCAGTAATAAAGTACAAGCGATTATTTTCGCCTCTGTAATGTGTTTGTCTATCGTTGGATATTAATACCTTGCTTTGTAGCAAAGGATTGAAACCCTCTTTAAAATAACCATATCCGTACATACTTATCAGAATGCCACTTAAAGTATAAACTTGATTTACTCCATCAAAACAAGACACATTATATTTTAACCAGCAGGTATCTTTTAAATCCGAGTTTTGAACGCCCGATAGTTGATAGTTGGCAATTGTAGGAACGGTAACTTCTTTAACCAAATGGTTTATATCAAATGAAATTGACGTTTGCCCCATTTGTATAACCGATTTTGTTAACGTGTAGTTTGGTTCAATCGGCTCGTCATTTACATCACCTGAGTAGGTGTACAGCTCTAAGGATGCGTTTGTAAAATTAACTGCGGGCGTTACACGAAAGGAATAAGTTGAGCGTACGAATATTGGAAGAATTAATCTTTCGACTTCAAAATCTATTGCCACATAACAATCGTAGTTATCTCTAATTATTACTGTGCTTAATCCTAAAGGAACATCATTAAACACGTTGGAACTTTGCCACGTTAAACCGTCAATGGAATATTCTAAAGTAAGGCCAGCAGGCAAGGTATTTGTAATTGTTGCTGTATAGCCAGCAAAGTCATTGGTTACCGTTGCTGTAAAAAGATTAACATTTAAAACGGGAGGCATTGTTATAGTTATAGGAAAATCATTGTCGTTTATATCGAAAACAATTAGATTTACAACCGTGCCTCTTGCCCCTGTTATCGTAAATGGATTATCTGTGTTGGCAATATCCACACCAGCGTTAATTATGTATGTAACCGCTAAGATATTTGTAGTAACAATAATATCCACGTTAGCACACGGTAAGGATGTGGCTGTAATAAACGATGTAGATGTTACAGATATGACTTGAGGTGGTGGAGCAACGTTTGTTATTACCACACTTGCTCCAGCGGGTACTGTGATTTCTGTAAAACTAGCTCCATCGAATGTAGCCTCTACCGTAACTGTTCCTATTCCTGTACCCGCTGCGCCAACTGTAGTTGTTACGGTATAACCAACCGCTACATTGTAGTCTAAATTAAAAGCAGTTTTGTAGTTGTTGGATATAAATCCGCTGTAAATATAAAATGGAGGGTCGCCTGTAACTGCTCCATCAAACGATGTTGGTATTTTTGTTTGAAAGCTTGCTCCTCGATTTACTTTAAAAGTCTGAATTAACGATGTAGATGTAAATGATTCATTAATTTGCAACACCTCATTAACTACTGGTACTTCGGTAAATGTAATTACGTATTTTGAAAAAGCCATGTTATGTTATTTTTAAACTATATTTTATAAACGTTTCTACATCCAACCCGTATGCTTCAAGTACCTTGTCATCCAATCCTTTAAATCCTTCATTAAACGCCTCTGTAAAAAATAAACTAGGTCTTAAACCTGTGTTATAAATTGACCGTCTTATATTAGCAAGCATTTGTTTTCTGTCCGTGAACTTGCCACCGCTTCTGGGTGCAATTCCTTTGCGAATTACCCACGCATTTATAGCCGTTTTAAACATCCCTTTCGGTGCTGTTCCTGTTCCCATTCTAAACGGACTGTCAGGTGCTTTATTTTTTGCGCCTTTTACAAATCCTTGTACTCCCAAATCTTGAAACTGACCGTAATCTTCCATTTCAAAAAATAACTGAAAACTATTAGCACTAACTTTGTAATTGCCTTTAATCGACTTGGAAAGGTTGCCAGTAGTATTTTTACGCTTCTTAACTAGATTTTCTCTTGAAGTTTTTTCTACGTAAGCAGTAAACACCTTTAACGCTCTTTCGGTATTATCTTTTTTAACAGACATTTATTTCTGTATTAGGAATTATAAGCTCCAATTCGCATCGCCATCCATCCAACAAATTCATTTCTTCAAAGATGATAGGAGTTAAATTTGGTACGTTATTTAATTCTATTTTATCGTTGTTTCTGATTTTTAACTTTGTGATTAATCGATTTAAAACCGCATGGCAAGTATTAAGATTATCCAACTCATTATCATTTTGCAAAAATTTATCCGTTACAATAGTTTTTGAAATGTTACGTAAATCCAAAACGGCAACCTCAAAAGTGAATGATATAAAATTAGTATCTGCAACACTTGACAATATTTGTAGGTGAGCTAATGGAAATATATTTTTCTTGTTTATATCCATTCCAGACTTTAAACCGTGTACAATTGTATGCACGTTTATATCCTGCTGCAAAAGCGTTTTTAATAAATCTATTGTAGTGTAAAATCCTCTCATTTGTTGCTTTGTCTTTTTATCATTTCGTTTGCTACTTGTGCTTTATCTTTTTCAAACTCTAATATCCTTAATGTTTTGCCTATTGGATATTCAAGTATTAAATCTTCTTCAACTTGTCCTAACTCTGCTAATGCTCTGATGCTAACATACCATCCCCATTTGGCATTAAATCCGCTTTCGCTACCTTGTGCTTCATCAGTATACGTGTTGAATAATCCGTCATGTATTTTTCTAAGTCGCTCATTAAATCGAAAAAAAAAACACAAGCGCCCAAATAATACTCACATGGTGCATCGATGAAAATATCAGTTGCACCCGAATAGTTTGCAATATCATAAAATGGTTGCTCTTTTTTAAACCAATTTCTTTTGTACTTGCTTACTGGTCGGTAAAGTATAGACATAGCTTTGTGAAACGTTTCGGGTTTCGCCATATACATTTCTAAATCTATAAATTCAGCAGTTGAAAGGTTGTCTAGCTTAGGAATAAAACCATAGTCAATTCCTTTGTAATTAAACCGTCTATGAAATTCTGGAGTAGAATTTAAAACGTCAATACAAAGTTCGGTTATATCTTGAAAGTCTTTTAATTGTAGTAAAGAAACGCTTTCAATATCGCATAGTATTGAAACTATATCTTGATTTGTTTTATCGGAGCTTTCAAACTCGACAAATTGCCTTAGTGATATTTCTTTTAATGAAGTCGGTATGTGTATTGTCATACCTATATAATACAAAAAAACCGTTTTGATTTATCGAATATCAAATTTAGATTTGGTGGACTTGCCTAACAACTCCCAAACGGCATATCCAAAAGCGTCTAATAAATGGTTATAGTCGTCAATTGGAGTTTCGCTTTTCTTATCGTGCCAAACATAGTTATTCAATTCCTTTACTAAGTTTGTACTGGAGCTATCAATTATCAATTCATAATCTTGCATTATAGCGATACGGTCTTTTATCTTTGGTTTGTCAACTCCTTTAATATTTAAACCTCTTTGCTTTAGCTCGGTAATAAGTCGAGGTTCTGCGCTATCCGCTACAATTAAATTTTTATTAGTGCAATACTTTGAGTTTTCGTGATAAATTTCGGTTGTTGTTAAACCAGATTTATAGATATGTTCTTTAGCGTATATTTTCTTTTTACCTTTGTCAATTGCTATTTGAATTAACGTAGTTGGGTCAATACTAAATCCAAAATCTTGACCGAAGCAACCTATGCCTGTATCAATAAATTCATCTAGTTTCCAGTTGGTGTAAACAACTCCTTCCGCTTTGTTTAACCAACCGCCCAATATTTGATGTTTGTATTTATTTGGATTGCTAATTTGCATCCGCTCAACTTCACTAATAAATGATTTATCTAAATTATTAATATTATCTAAGTATGTAGTATGAATATAGGTTACATCTTCTTTAATTCCGTTAAAACCATCTGTAACTCCTCGCTCTTCAAAGAAACGTTTGTAAATCCAATGTTCTTTTGTTGCAGGATTTAATATTAAAATAACTCGGTTTTGTTTTCCTTTTTGCCGTATCGATAAATTGATTTTATCGAATTGTAATTCATCTACAAGCTCTTCCGCTTCATCTAAAATCCAAGTAGTTACACCTTGTAATGATTTAAGGTTTGCAGTATTATCGCCCGAGCTGGTTTTTATTCCTCTGAATATAATTTCACTTTTGGAAGTGATGTTTTTAATCTCGGTTTTATTTACTTCAAAGTAGGGATTTAGTTCCATCAAATCAATCTTCTCTTGAAATTCTGGAATGATTGACAAATGTGCTGAGGTCATCGTTTGCCTTGTAAATAGTATTTTATGGTTGCTCTCAAAAGACAATCCACAAAGATAGGATGCAACCCCGAAAGACTTGGAACTGCCACGCCCTCCCGTTATAATAAAATAACGGGTTTCATTATCTACTAAAGGCAAGTATTTATTGTTTAGTAGTATCAAGGTATTCATTATGTAAAAAAACATCTCCTAATAAATCTTTTTTATTATCGTGTGTTTCTTGATGGCAATTACGGCAAAGTGTAATTAAAAACTTATTTTCATAATTCCAAAGTTTTACGTCTTTAAAATACATAGTGTGATGTACTTCTAAATTATTTGAAGAATTACAAATAAAGCATTTAAAATTATCTCTATTTTTTATTTCTATAGACTTAACCTTCCATTGTTTAGAATTAACTTGGTTTTTATGACTTAATTTTAATTCCAATATATAATCTTCTTTTTCTTTTTCTAATCGTTTTCTGTTGGGTATTAATACATAATATCCTTTAGAAGGAATATCTATTCCGTTTTCATCAATAAAAGGATTTTCTTGAGCTTTTAAATGAGCAATTAATGACAAAGTGTTTTCTTGATTCATTACTTATCAAATTTCAATACTTCTTTTAAATCGAAGTTGTTAATAGTTACGTCAGTTTCGTTTATATTATGTTGTTCTGGTTTGCCCTCAAGCCTGTCCATTATTTCCTGATACGCTCTTGTATCTCCTTTTAGTGCTTTGTGCATTTGAGCCAAATCCATTCGCTCGATTAAGCTAATGTCTTCCATTTCACCCGTGATTGGGTTTTTCATAGTTTGAACAGCCTCAAGGAATCTAAGGAATCTTTTCTTTGATTGCTGAACTCCTTTTGGTGCGCCTTTTGGATTGCCGCTTACTCCTTTCGGAAATGGTTTTAAATTTTGGTTATTTGCCATTGCTTCACTGTTTATTCACTGTTACTCCGTTCAACTTAATTATCAATGTAGGGTCTAACTTTCGCATTCTGTTTACAATTACATCACAATACTTTGGGTCAAGTTCCATACCGTAACATTTGCGTTTTAATTGGTGTGATGCTACCATTGTAGAGCCTGAACCAAGGAATAAGTCAGCTATTAAATTGTTTTCTTGTGAAAAATCTTTTAGTATATTCATAAATAATAAAATAGGCTTCTGCGTTGGGTGATTTCTTATTACGGTTTGAGCTTTAGTTCTTTCCTCAAATTCACCCTCGCCTAAACTGCCATTCCAAAAACAATGATAAATAATTCTTTTGTGTTTCTGTTTCGACCAACATAGTTCAAAAGCGTTACCTGTTACTTTTTTTTGCAAATCGCTATTGTAATTTTCTTCAAATTTTTTAGCTGAGTTTCTTTTATTCCAAACCAACCAACTCCCATCTTTTCCAAAATTAGGAATTAAATCAATAAAATAATCTGCGCCCCAAATAAAAATTTCTTTTACATCGTCAAAAATAGAAAAAATAGTATTTATTAATTCGGGTGTAAAATCTTCGTTATCGCCTATTATTTTATCGTATTTTTTACCTCCAGAAGAATGCATTTTAGAATAATCAGCATCTAAAAACATCCCATAAGGAGGGTCTGTAAAAACCATATCCGCTTTCTCTCCATTCATTAACTTTGCAACCGTATCGCTGCAAGTTGAATCACCGCAGAGTAAACGATGCTCTCCAATCTCGTAAAGGTCGCCTAAAACGGTTATTGGTATTTCGGGAGGTGTTGTATCAAAGTCATCTTCTTCTGCTTCTAAAACTACATCAGTATCAAAATTAGGAATATCCAAACCCCACTCTGCCAACTCTTCTGCTTCCCATTCGTTTGCTAAGCTATCCCAGTCCCATTCTCCAAAACCAACATTATCTTTTATAATAAATTCCTTTTGCTGTTGCTCTGTAAGGTTACTTGCTTTGATAATTGGCACTTCTTTTAATCCTGCTTCTTTGCATGCTTTTAAACGCATATTACCACCAAGTACAATCATATCATCGTTGACTACAATAGGGCGTAAATTAAGCATTTCTGGAAACTCTTGAATAGACTTTACCAATTTAGCAAATTTATCATCTTTGATTGTTCTCGGATTGTTCGGGTTCGGTTTAACCTCCGATATTTTTACTAATTGCATTCTATTCGATAGTGTGTGTTACTTCGTGAATAATTGGATATTTATAATAGTCTTGGATTGCTTTTTGCGCATCTTCTAAATTACAATATACTCTTTGCAATCTGTAAGGAACTGATTTAACACTCCATTTATTGTTTTCTTTTTTGCCTTCAATTCTAAAAAGGTCATCCGATTGTTGATTAATTCTAAATTCAGTCATAGTTTAGTTTTTTTAGTTTTTTAATAATATTATTCCAAACGCCAGCGCAATTTATGCACGGCTCAAATTTATCTTTAGGCAGAAATTGATAAGCACGAAAGTAAGCATTTAAAATTACAGTTTGGTCTTCTTTATTCAATTCATTTGGATTACTCGCAAACAAAGCACTCAAGTACTGTTTTTCTTCGTCTAATAGCTCTAAAGTTCCGAAAGGAAACATTTTATTAAGTGTCTCTTTTCGTTCGTTACAACCCTCGCATGGCTCCATACCGACTGCTGTCGTAATAGCCGCTACTACATCCCCTAATCCTTTCATTTTTTTACGTGTTGCCATAATTGCTCTTTTGTTTTTTTTACTGTTTGATTAATAACCAGCAGGTTTATATTTGTTTGTCGTGACAATTCCCTTTGTGAAATCTCTTGTGTTGTTAATTTTAATAATGTTTTTTCAAAGAATGGTAATCTTTCAATTCCTTGCAATAGTGTTTCTTTAATTTGGTCAAGTTCAAAATCGTAGCTATCGTTTGTAAAATTAAAATTATCAATTAGCTCAACTGTTTGTAATTTATTCCTTTGCAAACTTCGTAAATAAATATGTTTGATTGCAAAATACACATAGTAATCATTAAATTTTTTACTGTAATTAGCAAAATAAAGATACATGTCTTGAACTAAATCGTCAGCAATACATCGGTCTTTACAAATATGAAAAGCCATTTTTCGCCATTCTTTGTCCTTTTTTGCTAGTTCCTCTAACACTAATTTTTTTATAAAAGTAATAAAATTATTTAACAAATTTATAAAATTTATCGTTGTAATCAATTTCTACACTAAAAAACCGCTCGGTGTTGATGTACCTAAAAGTGTAAATCCAATGTTTGCCGTTTTTAGCAACTCCAGAAAGTCGAAACGGTTTGCCAACAGTTCCGATTTGCTCCCGAAAGTCGGTGTAAATCTCAACCCCTTTAGGTAATGAAATCTTGTCCATAGTCGGTCCATATTTTAACGTTAATATTCTTTTCTCTTAACTCTTTAATTCTTACTTTTTGCAGTTCTGATAAAATGCCACCGATTTTTTTAACTTCAATATACATTGTTTCGCCATTACGATGAGCCAAAATGTCTGGATAGCCACTTGCACTAAGTTTGATAATTTTAAGACAAAGCCAACCTTCTTGGCGTAGCTTGTTTATTATCTTGGTTTGTATTTGCTGTTCTGTTTTTGTTGATACCATATTCTTTTAAAAATGTAGAGTTAGTGTAATCTTTTTTATTCATAACCGCTTTGTAAATCTTCTCTTCAATGCCATCTTTTGCGAAGATCCAAAAGATAGTGTTCTCTTTTCGTGCCATTGTAGTCAATCGGTCTTTGGCTTGAAAATATGATACTGCACTAAATTGTAAATTCATAAATACTAAATGATCTGCAGCCGCTAAACTAATTCCTTCCCTTCCGGAAACTATCTGGAGCGCAATCCATTTATCGGAACTGTTGAACTCTTCTAAATCTGTTGTAAGTTTTAATCCAAAGGTATTTTTTAACATTTGCAACTCAGCAACAAAATTGTAGAAAATAGCAATCTTATAATCTTTGAATTTCTCTTTTATAAATAGTGCCTTACTGTCATCAATTATTTGAATTGTGCCGTCCTCGTGCTTAATTGTACCGCTGCATAGTTGGTGCGTCTTTTGTTGTAATTTAACCCCTGTATCGGCTATAATTGTTTTGCCTGTAGTGGATGAGGTTACAACTAAATCCTTATGCAGTTTATTTATAATAGCGTATGTAATCGGTTTCATTTCAACCTCCAAAACCATTTCATTAACTGTTGTTGTAAAACCCGCCTGCTCTTGGGTGTACGTTAGTATATGATGCCGTATTAAATGCCAAAAGTCTTTTTTACGTGCATCGGAGTAGTCTTTGACTTGTGCATAACCTAAATATTTAAGTTTGATATTCACGTACTCATTTGCCCATTTGTAGAAATTAATCTCTTTAAAAGGACTGTGATTTGATAGGTTAAAAATATGATAGTATTGAGAAAAACTCTCTGGAGTTGGTGTGCCTGATAGCATAATCATAGGTATATTTCCGAAGCGTACTTTTATATCTTTGTGAAATTTTGACGGCTTAGGGTAACTTGAATAGCCATGCACCTCATCAATCACAACCACATCGAAATCATTGCTTTCAATTTTATGTAAACTCTCACGGTTTATAATGGTTAGGTTAAATCGGTAATCCATTTGGTCGTAATCCCACCTAATAGAACTAAACGCTTTTATTTTAGTAATGAATAAAACCCGTTTAGCATTTACATTTTCGCAGGTTTGCAAAGCGGTTAGTGTCTTGCCGCAGCGCACCTCTAAGAATAAACATAAAATCTTTTTACGCTTTAAAATTTCCGTTCCTTCATCTGAAAGTTTGATTTGATAATCTCTAAGTTTGAACATAGTATTTATTTTTAAATTCCGCAATAACCACTATCGCAGTCATTAAAATCTTTATATGTAAGTTGGCTTAAAAAATTGTATTGTTCAGTAAATTTAAGTATTTCCTCCATTGTTAATTGTCTATCTTTAAACCAAACATCTTTTTTGTGTTTAACCTTTTCTTTTGTGCCTGCCCATTTTAAAACCTCTTTTATATTTTCATTAATTCTTGCTCGGTGCGCCATAAATAATGGGTCGGCGTGAAAACAGTTACCACAATTATTTTTATCAGAAAAACGAATGTTAAAATCTTTTACAAATTCTTCAACATAGTCTTTAGTAATAAGATTTTCTATTAATTTAAAAGTTGGCTTTTGCCATTCAACAAAACCCCACTTGTTTTGAATAAACTTTTCGCCTGTTTTTTTTCTTGTGCAAGCTCTTTGCCCGATTACGGTTTCCATTTGTAAAAACCCGCTTGTATTGCATTTTTTTAATGTCTTTACAGCTCGTCTTTCTTCGCCTTTTCTAAAACCAATCCTAAACTCTGCGGGTTCGTTTATTGTTTCTTTCCACCAATTAAACATAGGTTTAAGTTTCATTTCTTCGGTGCAAAATCTTCTTAGCGGGTCTGGTAAACAACGCCCAGAATATTTTAAAACGTGGTCGAATGTTTCGCCTGTTATAATTTTTATTTCTTTACCTAAAACTTGTTCTAAATCTAAAATAGTATAAATTATAGTGTCATCTTCTGTGGTTCCATAAAACTCTTTACCTAGTCTGTCTTCAATTATTTTTCTAGTTGGTTCATCTTTTCCTTTTAACCAACTACAATCAAATCTATTTTCTGTTATAGTTGGTCTTTCAATTCTTACCAATGAAAATACATTGTAATCCGCTGGATATAATATTGCATTTGTTGCGGAGCTTTTACCGCCTGATATTGTATTGACTGTTTTCATAATTAAAAAGCTATATCGTTATTTTCGTCCTCTTTTACTTCGACTCCTTTTTCAAAAATACCAAACCATTTAAGACCGTTGCTGGATCCTTGCTCAAATTTAGCACCGATAAAATTTGCATATTTATTGACCCAAATATTAAAAGTGTTTCGTTTTAAGTAATGGCTATAATCTTTATTCTCGTTTATAAAAGCGTTAAACATTTCAGATTTATCATTACGATTATTCAGTACAAAGTTTCCTTTATCTAAAATCCATTCGTAGAAGTCCATATTGCTTTCAGCTATGAATTTGCGAAGTTTTATATTCTTAGCATTTTGTTTAACTAATCCCGAAGATAAATAAAACTGTAAACAACTAACCATATAATTATCGAAGTTTTGGAAGTCTGACAAATCCCACTCATCGAATAACTGCCGTTTAAACTCGTCATCTGGCGTTAAATCCTTGCCGTAATACTGTGCAATTTCTATTTCGTGCCTTCTCCTGTCGTGACTGTTGCCCTCGCCCTTAATAGCGTAATTTGTAGATAATAATAGTTTTGGACTGTCGTGTACATTTAGTTTAATTGCATCTTTATTTTTGCGCTCTAAAGTCATGCCTTCGGTAACTAAACTAAATTTATCCTCAAAATCAAAGTTCTTTTTAACATCGTCAAATACTAAAATCTTAGTATCAATTGAAACGGTTTGATAAGCAAAGGATTTTTTGCCATCAAATTGCTTTCCGTCAATTATCGATGTTTTACGAATTTGTGAAAGTCCTTGCACAAATAAACCCTTTCCAGTTCCACCCTCTGGATTATTGCTTATAATCTCATCGTTTAAAATTATCGCTTTATTATTGGACCTATTTTTATAAGTTGATAGAAGATAACCAAGAACGCACTCAATCGCAAATGGTTCATTATTGGATATGTTATTGATAAATGTTTTATAATCATTATCAAAATTATCTAAGGTAATCCAATCCCTGTCTAAAATGTGGGACTTCCATACATAGCCATCTACATCAATATAATCTATTAAATTGATGTGGTCTTTAGAAACCTCTAAGATACCATTTTTAAATGAAATATAAGATTTTAAACGAGTATCTGACAACATCATTAAATCAATGCTTTCAAGCATCGATAAATACTGTTCACTAAATAGGTTTTGAAAACTCGCTACATAGTTCCAAACTTGTATTTCATTCCTTTCAATCAGGTAATCTAAAACAAAATCTTTTATTTTTGATACACTTGTAACCTCAACTTTATTGCTTTCAATAAATACAAATGTGGGTTTTTCGCTTTCGTTTGGAAAGTGTTTTTTATAACCGTTACGCTCAAGAAAGAACTTATACTTTAATGGATTTATTGAAACCTTACTTTTGTCGTTTAAAAACCAAAAGTCTTCGGCTTCTGATACCTCCTTTATTTCGTTATAAACATCCTCCTCAATGTTATATTTCTCAATAACTTCTTTTTTACCTTTCTTTAAATCGGTTTTGATTTTGTCGATTGTACCGTAATCCTCAAAGTACTTACTGCTAAATTGGCGTTTCTTATAAGCGGAACCAATAGCGTTTTTAGCTTCCGTTTCTGAAAAATCCCCTATAACTACATTATTTAAAATATAATTCTCAGCAGTATTTTTATTAACGCCATATTCACAAAATGCACCCGCTAAATCAAATATAAATCCGTTTCGTTCTCCCTCTACAAAGTCCTTTTTCCAATCGAATTTCATTATAAATTCAATTATCTTGTCTTCATTTGTAATTGGTATTAATGGTATTTTTTCAGTAACCGTAAACCCTTGTTCAATTAAAATAGGATTAAATAATTCAGCATCATAATTTATATAAATATCTGGGTCGTGACTTTCAAAGCAAACCCTGTCGACATTGCAATTTGCTTTATCAAAATACTGATACTCAAATTTTTTATTGAACTCCTTAAAATATTTCTCGTGAGTAATTTTGTCCGCTATTGGTATTTTTACAACCCCTTTTAAACCGTTTCCAGAAGGTGAAACGAATAACGAAACAAAGTGATGGTTTTTCTTTAGTTCGTGCAGGTGGTCAAACATTGCTGCATCGTTTGGATATTTATCAAAATCCACCACCATCAAACCCGAATGATTAACAAGTCCATTTTTGTTTCGTTCCCTGAACTCGCCTCCAAATATAATGCAGGGTAATTGGTTTTTAAGAAGTCGTTTTTCTTCGGTATTAGTTGACGTTCTTATTTTCTGGATTAAGTCCTTAGACTTTCCAACTCTGATACGTTCAAATACTTTTTCAATAGGCACGATGTAAGGCACATCTTTAGATAATAGTAATTCCTTAAATACTGATATTTTTGTTTGGTTCATACATTAAAAATAAGAAATCCCATAAATCCACCGCCTCTGACTTCGGTTTCATTATGGGATTAATATAATGTTTTTTGTTGGTTGTCAGAGATACGCAAATATAAAATAAAATTCTAATTAAATGTATAAATATTTTAATTTTTTTTATAACATCTACTAAATTGGATTTTTATATAAAACAACTTCGCACTTTCGTACTTTAAAAATCTTGTTAACCCTATATTTTACTAAATAGGTCGAAAGTGCGATGTTAAAAAGGTCGGAGGGGAGACCCCTATCAAAATATTTATTTTTTCCCCGAAGCCAGTATAAAAAAAGTGTAAAACTTCGCACTTAAAAAAGTAAATTTATTTGTGTGTTTGAAAAACACGCAACAAAAAAACCACCCCTTAAGGTGGTTTAATCTTCACTAAAAAAACAAATAAACCTAAAACTCTAAATCATCTTCTGTATCATCATCTTCAGCAACCTCTGGCGCTTGGTCTGATTTAACCAAATATGCTTTTAAATATGCCTCTAAGGTATTAAAAACCTCATCCGCTTGCTCCATTTCGCTTTCAGAAAGTGATTTGGCAAATGTAAACTCCGGAACATTAAACTTAACCGCTCCTTTTTTACCCTCTTTTGCGGTTGCAACCTGTACCCATTCATCGGCTAATCGTGATTTGGTCTTTTGCGTGAACTCGCCATACGCTTGAACAGCCGATCCTTTTATTTGTAAGTTTGCAAGTGTACCATCTGCAAGCATTATATAAATAGATTTCACATAGTGACCGCCAGCAGCTACAATTTTCTCTTTAATGTCCTTATAGAACCCTTTAGCAATTTCATTGCCTTTAAACGGTTTAACTGTCATAACCTCTTTGCTAATAAATTTCACTTCGTTGGAATAAATGCCCGAGCTTGTGGCATCGTTCCAACCTTTTACGGCGTGTAATTCTTCAAGAACTAAAAACTTAAACGGTAAAGGTATTGCTACCTTTTCTTTTAGGTCTTTGTCGTAATAGGAAAAATTTTTGTCGTTTGACTTCCAGTCGATAAATTTAGTAGCTGGATTACTTTGTGGCGTTTGGAACGCTGCACGTCTGTTTGAAGTACTCATAATGTTTATTTATTTATGGTCTGGAGTTAAGATGCCCAAACCTTGCATCTGTTATTATGAATTGTAAATATACTTAATTATGTTATATTATTACGTTTTTTAAACAAATATTCTTGCTCTTTGTGGTACAATTTTGACCGCTCAATTTTAAACGATTTTATTTGTTCATCGTTCAAATCCTCTTCTGTTGGAAGTTGTTTAACTTGCAACCCTAGAGTGTTCAAATAGGACTTTTCATTATCTGGCAGTTCGTTGTAAAACTGCTCTTGAAGTTTCAAGTAATATTCTTTAGTTGCTCCCATTAGTTCAAATATTGTATTAGTAAATCGTGAACCTCTTGAACATCTTCATTTAGAT